CTTTCGATGTTAGTATCTTGATCATCGTATTCTGCGTAGGTTGTACCTGATACCCATAACTTACGAACCGTTGCGTAGATCGCATCGATACCGTCAAGTTTCTTAGCAGCAAACATTGATTCCCAAGCGGAATTAATCGTTGAGTCGTTTTCTGCTGGGGTGTCTGGAGTAGCATCGACAGTCCACGCATGTGAACGTCCTAAACCTAGATAATATTTATTAGTAGCACCTTGGAGGGAATCAATGAACGCCTCAGTAGTGTCTAATCTGAACTTGCTTGTGATAATTGCTGGCATTTCTATTTGTTCCTATATTGTTGGACAGTTTAATTCATAATATGTTATATTAGTACCAGTGTCTGTCCCGTCTACTATATAATCTATATTGTTTGTGGTTGAATAAGGAATATCACCGTTCCAACTTAGCCCTACATTAGAGCACTGTTTTACTTGCGAACCTATTTGCGTTCCTATATTCTTATTTATAACGTCTGTGAAGGTAAAGTTGGAATAATCGGACATCGGTCTCCAATTAATGAACTTAATATTCTCGAAGTGATCCCATAAACCTAGTACCTGACTGAAGTCAATAGGTCTTGCCCACGTCTTCTCTATGAATGAACCTAAGTCGTTCACTGATAGGTATTTAGTCAAGTAATTAATATTGATAGAGAACGGAACACCAGTAGATTGATATCCAGGTTGGTTGAAACTTCTCTGTGTCAACATCGTTATGTTAATTAGTACCTGACCGAAGAAGTTAAATCCAGCAGGGTGAATCAATCTGATAAAGGCGTTCTTCCAATCAGCAATGTTCTTACCAGTCTTCAATACGTATGAGAACTTTTGGTAGAACTTAGAGTCTTGGATGTATTTCTTATCCGATAAGAATCCATCAGCAGTCGTAAACAATCCAGGTCTGTATGATTTAACAACATCACCAATAGCCAAAGTTCTGTCTGAGAAAGTTATCTTATGTTGGGTGGTAGTAGTTACGTCGACCGTAATCTGTTCTATACACGATACAACAGCAGGTTCATATACACCGTTAACAACGATTATATCACCATCAAGTTTAGGTAGGAACCCAGTATCGTCAGCGAAGTTTATAACCGCTGTAGCAGCAGAGATCGTCCACGTATGATAAGGTGTGAAGTTAGATGGTGTAACTTTAATGTCAGCACTCTGATTGTACCACTTACCGTCAGATGGTATTAACATATCGTCTTTAGGGAAGTAGATCTCAACATCATCTTCATATATTAATCGGAAGAAAGCTTTAATAGATTCAGGAGTTCCTCGTGACTTATAAAAGTCCACAAGGTGCTTGTAGAACAATCTAGGGTCGGCAGCAAAAGACCTTGGGATAGGTGTACCGATCTCATTCTGTAATTCGTTAAGTAACGTTGATTCGATTAAGTCGATATCTCGTTGCATGTCTAGGTTGTTAAGGTAGAAGCTCTCCTTTTCTAGATACAACGAATATACCTTAATGAATTCAATTAACTCTGGGTTTGATGCGACAATGTGTTCCGGAATTAATTCATCTACGAAAGAGGAGATATTGACGCTCATATTAGTTACTCACCGTTGTGTATTCTATACCAGCTGTTGTACCACCGATAGCCATTGTATCAATCTCACCAGCAATAGTAACTTCGTTAGAGTTGATTGTAAGCAATTCGTTACGGGTCGGCTTAATATCAGAGGAAGCAGGTTTAGCTTTAATCTTTAGAGTCGTTACTGTAGTATCAACAATAGACGTTAGGTTAAACCCAGCTAGAACTACACGACCTGTGTTAGGTTCAACATATCCGATATCCGCATTACGAACAATACCAGTGCTATCTATGATTCTCATAACGTTCTTTTGAGTAGTCGTATTATAGTAATCTTGAAGGGTACACGTAAAGCCGTTATAAACGAACTCAGTAGATGCGATATAGTTCTCATTAATCTTAGTTAGTGCTTGGTTGAAGTCGAACTGGTATCTAGTTTCCGTACCTATAACTGGAGTGAACTTCTTATGGAAGGTTACACGAGTTATGTTAGACAGGATAGCAATAGAGGTATCGTCGATATCACGAAGCAGGTTAGAGTTTCTGAATACACCACCGAATGATTTTAATACGTTAGTATTGTATGTGGAGATCTTGCTTCTTACATTCTCAGCCAAAGAGTTCACCGTAATATTAGCCACGTTAGGGTTATACTTAAAGAATACTTGTAAGTCAATATAAGTGTAATCAGGATCAACAAGGACAGGAGTGATTGATACAATATTCTTAGGCTTTAAATAGTTACCTATGATTGTTTCTTTCTCTGAAGCGGATAGTGTTTCACCGTCTAATGGTTTAATAGAGATATACACCTTACCGTAATCAGGTGGGATATTATCCTCACCACCCCAAACAGTTAGTGTGTCAACGTTACCGTATGTGTTCTGGATGATTGACTTATAGTCATCAGGCGTTACCGCTCTGTTCTGTGATACGAAACCAAGAGGGGCATTATACTTAATAGCCTCTTTAGATTCAGCACCAGCCCCACCAGTAGCCTTAGCCACTGTTGTGATTAGAACGTTAGTGTTTCCACTAATAGGAGTTACAAGGGAGAAGTTTCCAGTTGTTCCTACAACACCACCAGCACCGTTAATATCAGTAGATCCTACTGAAGAGTATGATACTTTAATGATGTTACCTGAAGCAGGTTTCTTACCGATAATACCATCACCAAACTTAATCTCGTAATACCCTTCACGAGTCTCTTCTAAGAAATATACTTTAGAGGTAGCATCTATGTTCACAATATTAGTGTATGGAGTGTAAGTTTCAAAGTTAGAAGACGTACCACTTTCGTACACATCAACCTTTAACGAGTTAGTGTTAATGAACTTATCGTATACAATATAGTGATCAAACTTATTATCTTGGAAGGTAAAGGTAATGTCTTTAACAGAACCTTGCTCCAATTTAATGTTATTGAAGATATACTTACCGCTTCCATTAACTTGGATTGTAGTCGTTTCAGTAGCGTGTAAGTTGTAAGACACCGAATCAATCTGAGTAGAGAACTGGGTGTTCTTAACGATACTCAAGGGAAGGTATGCGCCCTGATCATCTTGTACGTTAGTAGGTGTCACCATCTCAACGTTAACCATAGCCACCGAAGGAGTAGACGAACGTGGTGTATAGCCTAGTAACTTAGCGTGAGATACAATAGACTCTCTAAGTTGTGCCGTATCCAAGAAGGTTTCGTTCAGAGCGAAGTTAGAGTTAACAGCGTTAATGTGGGTTATATATGACAACACGTCGATGATAGTATTCATCGCAGAGCCGTCATAGTTGTAGTCATTGAAAGTCGTATTATTAGCTTTCATGTATGTAATTAAGTTGGCTTTAATTTGATCGAAATCTAATTCACCAGCATTAATTCTGCGTTGTTGTGCCATTATCGTAGTCTCTCTAATGATGTTTCTACGTCAATAACGTCTGATGTAGATAGTATTTGTATTGTTAGCTTAATATAAACAGCATTGTCATCAGGAAAGCTTTTGACGTTGACGTTTAATAATTTAACTCTGGGTTCATCGTTCAGTATAGCGTACTTAATACTAGAAGCGATCCTAGAAGCTGTAACGTTATTAATATTCTCAAACAAGAAACCACTTAAGTTCGCCCCGAAGAACGGGTTAAACGGTCTCTCACCATGATTGGTTTTTAGTATGTTCAACACACTCTGCTTAACAGAAAGATAACCTTTAACACTCGCCATATCGTTGGTGTTAGGGTTAGGCTTAAACGCGAAGTTAAGGTCTGAATATTCTGATGTTCTTGCTATGCTCATAATAGTATTTATACTGGTACGCCAGTATTACTCCCTGAATTATCACCACCGTCACCAGCATGTACGTGGGTTTTTAGTGATACAGCGGTGGCTATTACGTCACCTTCTGTTGATTTAATATTGTCTACCGCTGTAATAGTAGTAGCCGCTGTAATAGATCCTGTACATTCTACATTAGGTGTGTCTAATTTAATTCTATTAATGGCCTCAGTACCAGTAATCAACGTAATGTCTTTCTCTGAAGTAACCGTAACATCACCTGCCGCCTGTATATCAATATCACCACCAACGTTAGCGGTAACATATCCAGCAACAGCTAGGTTACAATTCTGTGATACAATAATATTAACAGTACCGTGAACTTCCAATGTATCGTTATTCATCACTAGCGTATAGTTATCTCTAACGATCTTTTCTATTTTAGATCCGTCTGGTTGTATCTCATACGAGGTTCCAGAGAAGTGACGTTCTTTAATACGTTGGACTCCAGGAGTATCATCGTATTCTTTAACGTGTCCTGATTCGGTTTCGTACACATTATTGTAAGGGTATTCTGGGGCATATGCTGAAGGAGGTTCGTTAGCCCCTCTTGTTTGATCTGCGTTAGGGTCTGCTTCACCTTTAGCTCTGACGTTAATATCTTTAACATCATCAGTAGAGGTAGAGATAGTTCCCATTATAAGGAAGTCTTGTAATGTATTATCAGTAAACGTACCAACGACTGTAGAGCCTTTTAATACATTAATAGAATGACCTACCCCTTTAAACGATGGGGAAGTTATTGGTAATATTGATAATGACCAAGATAGGTCTTCGGTTTTAACATCAGGTCCATGAACCTTCTGTACACGAACTCGCACCCTACCTAATTTGGAAGGATCTATAACGTCTTCTACAGTACCGTACCACATCTTCATCGTCTTATCATCTCCACATCTTGTGTATACATTCTATCAGGGCCATCAGCAACTATATTATGCTCTATACCAGAAACCAAATAGTTTCCGTCATGCTTAGAGAAATTAGTTTTAGATGATCCAGATTTTAATTCGATTACAATACCTACTGATAATAATGGTATGGCGTCAACACCAATAGCTCTCGTTTTAATTGAGAAGCTTTCTACTCGGTCACGCATACACGTATCAACAGAAGTAACATCACCATTGTTAAGTAAAGGTGTTGCTGAATCCTCATATAGATCCTTTCTGTATAGACGTTCTATCTCTAAAGCGCCTATAGTTTCCCCAACGGTAACACTATTAAATTTGGAATTCTCTACATCAAATATAGAATACGTTTTACCATACACACCTAAGTTGCTCTTCATTACGTTATTAGTGTATGCCGAAGAGACTACAACTTCAGAAGCTACACCAATCCCAGCATTACCGTTAGGATCATTAATTGATTCTGTAGTGATAGCGAACATCGGATCTTTAGAACTCATATCAGTTAATGATTCTAGTGTAGTAATACCACCATCAATAGCCTTTTGGTAAAGGAACATCGGACGAGTTTGCTCATCGTACGAGTTTAGAACCAATAATTTTAAAACAGATTTAGGATTAATATTAGGGGCTATGTAACGTCCGTTAGTTTTAGTGTGTGTAACAATGTGTAAGGAGTCTGTTCCAAACTTATCCTCATAGATCTTACCGATCATATCAGACGTTCTTCCCATGAATACTTTAGATATCGTGGTTAAACCGTTAATCATATTATTAATAGAGGCCAGCTCTATTGTGTATTCTTTGTGGGTTAGGTTAGTTAAATTAATATCTTTAACCCCGTCCAAATAAAACGAATTACTTGTCATCAATCCTTTATATTCGTATTCTATTGTTATCTTGTTGTTAGTATGTATCAACGTATCAATAACATTAGAGCCGTCCATAACCTGCATATAACCACTCAAGTCTCCATGGATTGATTCAGTTATACCGACGTTCTTAACAATCTCTGTAATGTCTTGAGACTTACTATCGAACTTTAGTAATACTTTGAAAGACTTTAGAACGGCCATTACTTAGCGATCTCTTTCTGGAACTCAGTAACCACTGCTTCTATGTGTTCTGTTCTTATAGCTTTAATGTTACGGTTTTTATCGTTCTCTTGTACTTCCCACTCATAGAACGAGAACGGCTTAGTACCAGCTTCACGTTTAGCTACTGGATCACCCGTTGATAAGTCTACATGATACTTCGGAGCATTCATAGCTGAGGAGATTGATGTAGCGATAACAGAGTCAGACGAGTTAAGCCCTAGTATAGACTCTCCAGTAAGAGAGAATGCTGTTGTGGATACCAATTCAATAATAAGATAATGGTCGTTTACGTGTATCTCTTTAACAGTACCAATAGCTTGGGATAATAAACCTTTAACGTTCTCACCAACAGTAAACTTATTGATTAGTGTATCATCGGTTAACACAGCTAAGTTTTTATATTTCTTTTCGCTGTATTCTTTTAATTGTGCTGTACTCATCGGCCAATCATTCCAAATATTTTTAATATTAGAATTAAGTAGGAAGAACGTCCAGTGATACCAAGGCGTGCCATATAATCTTTGAGAAAGAGTGTCAGGTCTTTCACCTTCTATAACGGTTACTGTATTATAATAACCTGTGTTATTAATTAGCGTGTCGGAGATCTTTATATTATTAGTTAGGTTAACTAGTGTATCAGTTATACCATCACCATTAATATCGATGTTTACTTTATTGAAGTTCTTAAAATACATTAGTAACCGTCCGCAACGTCTTGTTGATATATTGGAGTAATTTCTTGTAAGGTAACAGAGAAGTCCATCTCTACAGGGGCGTTATCACTAAACACTGTAGCAGCTGTTGGACCGTATGTAACGTTGACCGCAGTTATTACTAGAGGTGGAAGTTGGATCATATCCTTAACACCATGGAAGGAGACAACAATCTGATCAGGAACCTTTAGAGTTATCGCTGTTTCTCTGTCCGCGTGAGCAGCCATTCTGAATCTTTTTATAATATCTTTACACATAATGGACTCGTCAGGAGAGTCTGGTAGGAATTTAAAACCGAATGAAAAGCTTCTTAACCCTGTAGACTTATAGCGTAAGTATTCGTTAGGGTTTACTGTCTTACCACGATTACGTTCCAACTCACCTTTAATAGCATCAGCACCAGCGCCACCGAAGAATGTAGATACTAAACCACCAGAGATGGCGTTACCTAAAGCAGCACCGATAGCAGGGGCAGCGTGTATTGCTAATGTAGCCACGTCTGTCGCACCAAGGTCTTTAACATAACCAATGCCTTCATCTAATACTTTCTCAAGGGAAGCAGCCATCATTCTAGTGTCTTCATGATAGTTCATAGAGTCACCTATTTGTATCGATGGAGTCATGTATAGTATTGCTGTATCTTCTACCCGTTGTTTAGGTTTCCAAGCTTTAAAGGCTGTGTTCCACTGCTTCCGTTGAGCT